GATGCCGTTGAAGCAAGTAAAGTCCTCGGTATAAATCCAGTCAATATTCGTCGTAGATGTAGATTGGAACAATACACTGATTGGTATTATTTGGAATAAAATTATGAAAATTGCTATTATTACGGACACTCATTGGAGCGTAAAAAAAGGTTCCAAACATTTTCACGATTATTTTGAGTTATTCTATAAAAATATATTTTTTCCTACTCTTGAAGAACGTGGGATAAAAACTGTTATCCATATGGGTGATGCTTTTGATAATCGTAAAGGTATTGATTTTTGGGGATTGGATTGGACCAGAAGAGTTGTTCTAGAACCTCTTAGGAAGTATGAAGTTTATATGCTTGTTGGTAATCACGATATTTTTTTTCGTAATTCAACAATAATCAATGCCCCAGAACTCCTTTTAAATGATTATCAAAATATTAAGATATACAGTTCCCCAAAAGAAATTTGTATTGCTGGTATGAATTCTTTGATTCTTCCTTGGATTTGTTCGGATAATGAAGAAGAAACTTTTAATTTAATTCAAGAAACCAAAGCAAAAGTTGTTTTTGCGCATTTAGAATTAAGTGGATTTTCTGCTTATCCTGGACATATTATGACTGATGGTTTATCTGTTGAAAAATTTGAAAAATTTGAAAAAGTATTTACCGGACATTATCATACTAAATCTGATAATGGTAAAGTATTCTATCTTGGCAATCCGTATCAAATGTTTTGGAATGATGTAGATGATACTAGAGGATTTCATATTTTTGATACCGATACTTATGATATAGAATATTTTAAAAATCCATACAATATATTTGAAAGAATCTACTACGAAGATAGTGGTGTAAAACAAATTGATAGATCAATTATAAAAGATAAAATTGTAAAAATTATAGTTCGTAAAAAAACAAATCAATTAAATTTTGATAAATTTGTAGATAAAATTGTAAAATCTTCACCTTTGGATTTGAAAGTTGTAGAAATTATTGATGTCGATGACGAAAATGTAAATTGCGAAGAAATATCTGCCGAAGATACATTATCTATTTTGGATAAATATGTAGAAGAAGCAGAATTTAATTTAGATAAAACTATAATCAAAAAACTACTTCGAGATGTATATAAAGAAGCATTGGAACTAAACTGATGTATTTACTTACAATTAAAGGAAAAGAAGACGAAGGGGCATATGCCGTAACCGATGAGGACGGAGAAAAAGCTCTGTATCTTTTTGAGGATGGTGATGATGCTGAACGTTATTCTGGATTATTGGAGGCAGAAGATTATCCTGAAATGACTATAGTTGAAGTTGATGATGATCTTGCAGTAAAAACCTGTGAGATCTATGGGTACAATTATGTTATAATTAATTCAAATGATTTTGTAATACCACCAAGAGAATATGATACTGTTCAAGCGAATAAAATTTAAGAATTTTTTGTCTTCTGGAAATACGCCAACAGAAATTAATTTTGCCGAAGTTCCAACAACATTAATTGTTGGAACGAATGGTTCTGGCAAAAGTACAATGTTGGATGCCTTGTGTTTTGTTTTATTCAATAAAGCATTCAGAAAGATTATAAAAAATCAACTCATTAATTCAACCAATGAAAAAGAATGTCTGGTTGAAATTGAATTTAATATTTCAGACAAAGAATATAAAGTTATAAGAGGAATTAAACCAAATATTTTTGAAATTTGGATTGATGGTGTTCTGCAAAATCAAGTAGCAGCATCAAACGACCAACAAAAATACCTAGAAGATACAATACTGAAATTAAATTATAAATCATTTACACAAATTGTAATTCTTGGAAGTGCTTCTTTTGTGCCTTTTATGCAACTTTCGGCAGCACATCGTCGTGAAGTTGTGGAAGACTTGTTGGATATTAAAATATTTTCAACAATGAATTCTATTTTAAAAGAAAAAATAAGAAATTCAAATGAAAAAATAAAAGAATTTACTTTGCTTGAAAAATCAACTGACGAAAAAATTTTAATGCAGACTGATTTCATTGAAGAATTGGAAAAAAGAGGCAAAGAAAATATAGAGAAAAAGCAAAATAAAATTCAAGAACTTTTTGATTTAGAAGTTTCTGTGAGTGATGAAATTGACGTGATGCAAAAAAAAGTTGTTTCATTAAATTCGCAACTTGAAGAGTTTTCGGATGCGGCAATTAAACTCAAAAAACTCACCTCTCTTAAAGGAAAAATACAACAAAAAGTCATTTCTATCAACGAAGAACACAAATTTTTTAATGAGAATTCTGTATGTCCAACCTGCAAACAATCAATTGAAGAAGATTTTAGGTCCAATAAAGTAAATGAAATAGAAACAAATTCAAAAGATTTGAAAGAGGGATATGTTGAATTAGAAAAAACAATTGAAGATGAAGAAAAGCGAGAAGAACAATTTATTCAAATATCAAGAGAAATATCAAGACTGAATAATGAAATTTCCAAAGATAATATTTGCATTTCAAATTACAGAAAAAATATTAAAGAATTGCAGAATGAAATTGAAACCATTACGGAGCAATTTGAAAATAGAAATATCGAAACCGAAAAATTAAAGTCTTTGTATAAAGAAAAAGAAGATAATTTTAAAAAGAAATCAAAATACAAAGAAACTGTAAATTATTTTGACTTTGCTCAACTTTTAATGAAAGACGGTGGAGTCAAATCAAAAATTATTCAAAAATATATTCCATTGATGAATCAACAAATTAATAAGTATTTGCAGATGATGGAGTTTTATATTAATTTTACTCTTGATGATGAATTCAAAGAACAGATTAAATCTCCAATTCATGAAGATTTCAGTTATGAAAGTTTCAGTGAAGGTGAAAAAATGAGAATTAACTTGGCAATTCTTTTCACCTGGAGAGAAATTGCTAGAATGAAAAATAGTATTTCGACAAATCTTCTGATTTTGGATGAAGTTTTTGATAGTTCTTTGGATAATACTGGAACTGATTACTTCACAAAAATCATCAAATATGTCATTAAAGATACTAATGTATTTGTGATTTCACATAAGACAGACGAATTGATTGATAAGTTTGATAAAATTATTATGTTTGAAAAAGTTAAAGGTTTTTCCAAGATACACGCTTGACTTTTCTTTTTTTCTGTGCTAGTATTTTTAGGTAGTTTGATACTAGATTATGAAATGGAAGTACAATGAAGAGCAAATTCTAAAAGATATCAGCGAATATGTTCTCAGTACATATGGCAGTCATTATGTCGGCAGTGAAGAAGGGTATGAAGATATCCAAACTATCGACTTAGCTGCTTCCAAAGGACTTGCTGCAGACTTCTGTCAAGTGAATATTTTGAAGTATGGGTCTAGGTACGGGCAAAAAAATGGTCGCAATAAAAGAGATTTGCTTAAAGTCATTCACTATGCTATGCTACTTCTTCACTTCGACAAGCATTATAGCCGTGTCGATAATGGACTAGGTGAATTTAAATGAAACTATCTGAAAATACGATTTCAATTCTTAAAAACTTTGCGTCAATTAATCAATCTATTCTTGTGAAAGGCGGATCTAAAATTCGCACTATGTCTGTGGTAAAAACTATTCTGGCTCAAGCAGAAGTTGAAGAAATTTTTCCCAAAGATTTTGCAATTTATGATTTGAATCAATTTCTGAATGGTCTTAGTCTTCATAATGACCCAGAACTTGATTTTTCAAATGATAAGTATCTTGTAATCCGAGAGGGAAAACGTAAAGTGAAGTATTTCTTTGCTGACCCTGAAGTAATTGTATCTGCGCCAGAAAAAGAAATTGAACTTCCTTCTAAAGATGTTTGTTTTCAACTTGAACATTCTAATTTAGATAAATTAAAAAAAGCATCTGCTGTATATCAATTGAATGACTTATCAGTAATCGGTGATGCTGGTGTAATTCGTTTAGTTGTAAGAGATAAAAGAAACGATACTTCAAACGAATATTCAATTACTGTGGGAGAAACTAATAATGAATTTGTGTTTAATTTTAAAGTTGAAAATCTTAAAATTATTCCAACAAGTTATGATGTTGTGATTTCGTCAAAACTTATTTCGCAATTTACAAATGAGAAGTATAATTTGAATTATTGGATTCCAATGGAACCCGATTCTGAATTTAAATAACTTTATTTTTTTATATTATGAACATTTGTGCCAATGATCAGTGTCCGGTGCTTTCTGCCGTGGCACTTCCTGATAAACACGTAGTGAAAATGCCCCTAGAGACCTGTCAGATGGTCTCTGTCATCTTCTCCAAGTGGTACTATGATTGGGGCACCATTCCCAAGAAGGACGGCACCCCATATAGCACAGAAAAGGGTGCGTTTCGTAATCATCCCTGTACTCAATGGGCAGCAAAATCTCACGAGAACCTTGCCTGGTTGATTCGGCACGGATTTGCCCTTTGTAATGAGTATCGGCATCGTTATGAAAAAGATCACGCTTGTATGAAAGGACTTGAAGTAGCAGAAAATATCTTTGCCACT